GGCGAAGTTCCAGATGGTGGCTTCACTGCGCCCCGCGTACCATTTGTGCGTCCCCGTTTTTAGCCAGCCATAGAGGATAGGCTCGTGCTGCCACTGATAGGGTGAGCGCCCCATCACGAAGCTGTCCTTGACCCAGATACAGGTGCCGGACAGATGGAAGCCCGCCTCGCGGAACGCCCTGCGGAAATTCTCGCCCTCTGTGTCGGCGTGGAAGATGTACGCCGAGCCTCCGCCCTCCAAGTTCTCGGCGAGGTTCATAAACGCCGAGAGCAGGAAGCCGTAGAACTTATCCGCCGTCATCTTGTCGTTCTTAATCTTCAGCCCGCTTGAGCCTTGGAAGTCGACATTGTAAGGCGGGTCGGTCAGCACGAGGTTCGCCTTGCGCCCATCCATCAGCTTGCGGACGGTGTCGGCGTCGGTGGCGTCGCCGCAGATGAGCCGGTGCCGACCGAGCGTCCAAACATCGCCGGGCAAAACAAAAGCCGCCTGTTCAAGGGCGGCCGTGAGGTCGAAATCATCGTCGGCGACTTCGCCGCCGGGGTCTGCGAACAGCTTTTCTATCTCCTTCTCGTCAAAGCCCGTCAGCCCAAGGTCGAAGCCAAGGTCTTTCAGGTCGGCAAATTCCAGAGCCAGCAGTTCCTCGTCCCAGCCGGCGCTTAACGCCAGACGGTTGTCGGCGAGGATGTAGGCTTTCTTTTGCGCCTCGGTCAGATGCTCCGCGAACACGCAGGGGATTTCCGTCAAGCCCTCGGCTTTCGCCGCCAAGACGCGTCCGTGACCCGCGATGATGTTGTAGTCCTTATCCACGATGACGGGGTTCACAAAGCCGAACTCACGCAACGAAGAGCGCAGCTGCAGTATCTGCTCCTTGCTGTGGGTGCGGGCATTTCTGGCGTAAGGCACGAGCGCGTCGATATTCACTTTTTCGAATCGTTCTGTCGATTGCATATGTTAAAACCCCCTGTTCGTGAGCAACTCAAGGAAGACGTTCTTCTCCTCGTCGCCCGTGCTGCTGTATCTGTTGATGGTCTGCATAATCAGGTTGAAGTCCGCCTGCATCGCCTTGTAGTACTGCGCGCCCGCCGTGACGTAGGGCGAGAGCTTCAGGTCTTTGGTCATGCGCCCGATTTTGCGGTTCATGCACTCGCAGGCGAGGAAGCCTTGCCTGTTCAGCACATAGTCCGTTATGGTCTGCGGCGCGACATAGCCGTCGCAGCCGCGGGCGGAGATGAACTCCTCAATCTCGGCTCGAAGCACGTCCGCGGACGGCACTTCCTTTTCGCACTCCTTCATCGCCATCGAGAAGTAGCCCGCCATCAGGTGCGCCGAGTTGACCTTCTTCGGTTTGGTCGCGGGCAGGGCGGGCGCTTTCGCCGTCTTGCCTTCAAGTTTCTTGTCGTTCGGGTCCTTCCGAGGGCGGCCTGCCCCCGGACGATAGCCGCCGCTGGGCATGGGTCGTCACCTCACTTTTGATTTTTTGATTTTTGATTTTTGAAAAACTCACGCGAAAGGCCGAGCGCGCTGTCCTTCATAAAAGGTGTGGAGATTCAGACCGCCCCTGCCCGGTGCCCTCATTTCAAAAGTAGTCGCCTTGCTCGGCGTGGAGCCGCGAGTGGCACTCGGAGCAGATGGCTTGAAGGTTGCTCCAGTCGTTCGTGCCGCCGTCGGTCAGCTTGCGCTTGTGGTGTACGAGTTCGGCGGGCTTGAGCCTGCCGTCCTTCCTGCACAACTCGCACAGCGGGTTCGCAGACAGGAACGCGGCGCGTATCCTGTTCCAACTCCTGCCGTAGCGTTTGTTGGCTTCGGGGTCGCGGTCGTAGCGGTTGTAGCGTTTGGCTTCTTCCTTGGCGTGTGCCTCGCAGTAGCGTCCGCTCGTCAGGTTCCCACACCCTCGGTAAGCGCAGGGCTTCTTGGCTTTGTACGGCACCGCCGTCACCTCCTTCGGGCATAAAAAAGACACTCGTGTCGCGCCCCGTGGGTTTCATTTCTCCCGCGAGGCGCGGCGCAAGTGTCCGCGTGTGATTTCAATTCTGCCATTATAGTTATACCACTAAGGGCGCGTGGCTTTCTATGACATTTAGTGACATCCTCATTGCCGACGCCGGATTAGCTCCACTTCCTCCAAAGCCCTGCCGTGCAGCCGGTGGATGTGGCGCAGGTCGTAATGGAGCGCCACGGCTATCTCCTCCCACGTCTCGAAGCAGAGGTAGCGCATCTCAAGGATGGTCTGCAGTTCGGTGCGCTCCACGCACTTGATGACGGTGACCACCTCGCGCTTAAGGTCGATGAGGGTCTTGAGGTCTGCGTTTATCTCCGACTCCAAGTCCATCGCCTTGGTGATGAATTCCTCCATGCGGTGGTGGTTGGGGCTTGGGCTTCGCGGCATATCCGACAGGGTGGCGGTCGCCTTCGTCGCCAGTTCCCGTAATGACTGCACCTGCTCCAGCTTCGAGTTGATGCGTTGGTCGATGCGGTAGGCTTGGGAGAGGTACTCCTTCGCCGTCAGTTTTTCTGTGTCCATTGGCTACCTCCGAATTCGGTGAATGTTCCACTCGGATTGGCAGCTTTTGACTCCGTAGGTTGGCTCTATAAATTGGCTTTGACGGCTTCGATGAGGGCGGCCTGCGTCCTGTCCTTCTCCGACAGCGCTTTTAGCACCCGCTCGTCAATCGTGCCTTTGGCGACTATGTGCTGCACCACCACGGTCTTGGCGTTCTGACCTTGCCGCCAGAGTCTGGCGTTGGTCTGCTGGTAGAGTTCCAAACTCCACGTCAGCCCGAACCACACGAGGTGGCAGCCGCCTGATTGCAGGTTCAGCCCGTGACCGGCGGACGCGGGGTGGATAAGCGCCACGGGCAGTTCGCCATTGTTCCACCTGCGTATGCTCTCAGCGGTGTCCAAGGGCAGGAAGGGGATATGGATATTCCTCAGCCGGTCGGTAATCCTTGCAAGGTCGTGTTTGAACCAGTAGGCGATGAGGAGCGGCTTGCCGTTCGCCGCCTCGATGATGTCCTCCAAAGCGTCCAGCTTGCGGTCGTGGATGTGGCTGACCTCGCCGGTGTCACCGTAGACCGCGCCGTTCGCCATCTGGCAGAGTTTGCCCGACAGGGCGGCGGCGTTGGCGGCGGTAACCTCGCCATCCGGTAGTTGCAGAATGAGGTCTCGTTTCATTTCCTCGTACCGCTCCCGTTCGGCGTTGGACAACAGCACGGTGTATTCGCTGCTGACCAGTTCCGGCATCCGCAGATGGTCGGTTGACTTCATGGAGATGGTGATGTCGGCGATTTTGGCGTATATCCGCTTTTCGGCGTCGGGCAGGGGCTTGTAGCTGAATATCACCTGACCGTTTCGCTTGTCGGGCAGGAAGTAGTCCGCGCGGTACTGCCCGATGAAGCGTCCGAGCCGCTGTCCCATGTCCAGAAGCCGGAACTCCGCCCACAAGTCCATCAGTCCGTTGCTTGAAGGGGTGCCGGTCAGCCCTATGATGCGCTTGAACTTGGGGCGAACCTTTATCAGCGACCGGAATCGCTTTGACTGGTGGGATTTGAAGCTGGAGAGTTCGTCTACCACCACGGTGTCGAAGTCGAAGGGCAACCCGCTCTCTTCGACCAGCCATTGCACGTTCTCGCGGTTGATGATGTAGATGTCGGCTTGTTTCCAAAGGGCGGCTTTGCGCTCCGCTTCCGTCCCGACCGCCATCGAGAACCGCAAGTCCGAGAGATGCTCCCACTTGCCCAGTTCCTCCGGCCACGTGTCCCTCGCCACGCGGAGAGGGGCGATAACCAGAACCCTGTGGGCTTCGAAACTGTCAAAAAGCAGGTTATTGACAGCGGCCAGGGTAATCGCCGTCTTGCCAAGCCCCATGTCGAGCAGCAGGCAGGAAACGGGGTTGTCCTCGACGAACCTCGCGGCGAATTCCTGATAGCTATGCGGTTGAAATATCATCGAGTATCCCTCCAATCTGCCCCTCGTCGTCCAAGATGTAGACTTTGAACCCAAGCCGCCGCAGCATCCCATGCCGCGCCGCCTGCAAAGGGCGGGGTTTCTCCCCATGCCGCTTTATCTCCACGAAGGCGGCGCGTCCCATCGGAAGCAGCACAAGGCGGTCTGGCATACCGTCGAACCCCGGCGACACAAACTTGGGCGCGATACCTCCCATCGCCTTGACTGCCTGAACGAACTTGCGCTCCAGTGTTTTCTCCCGCATGACATCCTCCGATTGCCGTTGACGGCTTTTGCCGAACGTGCCTAAAGTTCCTATAGACCCTACGCGGGCGTATTGCGTATGCCAATTGCTCTTATTACTAATAAAATAAGATTTAATAGGGAACACATCGGCAACATCGGCAATGGCGGCGTAGGAAACATGGTTCACAAGGGGCTTTCGACCGTGCCAATGACCGTTGCCGAAACCCGCATAGGCAATCATCGGCAATACCTTTCGGCGGAGCCTTCACGCACATAGACCTTCTGGATGCCATAAACGGGAATCTGCTTCTTTCCCGTCTTGCCGAAGCTGTACTTCTCCCAGCCGCCGATGCTTCTCATGATGGCTTCAATCTCATAAGAGTCGGATTTCTTGATTGCCTCGCGCGGTTTGCCGAAGCACTCGCACCAAATCTCGATGTTGCTGACTTGCGTCCGGCGCACCGTTCCCGTCGGCCTTGTCGGGTCGTCAGGCGAACGCAGGTACTCTTGGCGGCGGTAGATGTCCATATCGTCCCAATTCGCGGGCAGGAGCGTATCGAGGTAAGCGGCGACAAGCCCTTCACGGTCGTCGTCCTCCATCGCGCCGCGCTGCTCGTCGGCGGCAAGGTCGGCCAAGTCGCCCTTCAGGTAGAGTTCCTCGCCCTCTGCGTAGCGTACCAGCGCCTCGGCCCATATCTGGTCGATGTCGGATAATTCCCATGCCTGTTTTGAGCCTTCGCCGGTAACGCGCACAGGCCAGAAGCGGCGGTTGCCGGTAATGTCGCGCAGGAAGCCGCCGTCGCTGTTGGTCGTGCCGACGATGACGCATTGGCGCGGATGGCTCTCCACGGCTCTGCCGTAGGACGGGCGGTACTTGTCGTCGGTGCGTGTGATGAACGACTTCACCGTCTCCACGTCCATCTTCTTTATGCCCGCGAGTTCCCCAAGTTCGAGAATCCAGTAGCCCTGTAGCTTCTCCGGCGCGGTCTTGTCTTTCATGTCGGAGATGGAGAGGCTGTCGGAGTACCATTTGCCGCCGAGCCGAGAAAAGAGCGTGGACTTGCCGATGCCCTGTTTGCCGTTCAGCACAAGGATGGAGTCGTGCTTCGCGCCGGGGTTCAGGATTCGCGCCACCGCCGCCACGAGCGTCTTGCGGGTGACGGCTCTGGTATAGGGCGAGTCCTCCGCGCCGAGGTAGTCGATGAGCAGGGTGTCGAGCCTTGGAACCTTGTCCCATTCGGGCAAGCCGTCGAGGTACTCCCTGATGGGGTGGAAGGCGCGGTCGTCGGCTACCTTTGTGAGTGCCAGCTCATAGTTTCGCGCCGAGAACGTGCCGTAGCGCTTGTCGACGTAAGCCACAAGCTGGGCGGTGTCGGCGTCGCGCCAAGGCGGGTGCGGGCGTTCCCACGGGAGGCTCTCGCCGTATATCTGGTTCGCCAGCTTGTTGTAGCGGATGCCTTCGAGGGCTTCGTCGTGGTTGAGGATAAGCAGCAGATTGCCCAGCGTGTTGCAGAGGACGCCGGATTTCTCCCGCTGCAGCCGCGACATCCAGTCGTCGCCCGTGAACTCCGTCTCGGCGGCGGCGATACGCTCCTCGGCAATCAGGGTGTTTACCTTCTCATCTTTGAGGGCGAACTCGCTCATCGCCTTGAAGCCCGCCTTGTCGTCAAGGTCTGTGAACTTGTGGACGCGGACGAGGTCGAAGGCGTTGAGCAGCCTGCCGCAGGCGGGATCGGTGGCGTGGTGGGAGTACGACCACTTGCCTTCATACAGCACCACGCCCGCGCTTGAGTCTGCGGGGATGTAATCATAGCGTCCTTCCATCGCCGAGGGTTGGTAAACGTCGGGCAGGAACGCGGCGATTGCGTCCTCGATGGAATACGCCCGGCAGAACGCGCCGACCACGCCTTCTTTGACAAGCGGGTCTTGTTGCTGGCGTATGCTGCGCTGGATGACCTCGGACTGGCGGCTTGACGTAGGCCAGAGCGAGCAGTCCCGCCAGTCGGACAGCTTGGCGAGGTATACGTCCGGGTCGAGTGCTTCGCCACTGATGGCCTTGTACACATACTCCCCGTCGGACGGCGTGGACGGCCAGTACATCAGGCGCTCCGGCTCGTAAGTGCTGTCGTCGAAATAGTCCATGCCGATTTCGGCAGCCACCAGACGTGACAGGGCGGCGTACTCGTCGGGCGTGACCTCTCGGGAAAGCGGGACGACCACGCGCAGCCTCGGCGCTTCGGGCGTGTGGCTGTGGGTGGAGTAGATGGCGCACTGGTGAGGGAATAGCATCTCGACCGTATCGATAAAACCCGCATCGGCATGGTCGGCGTCGAGCGTGATACCCGAACGGCTCTCCACGGTGTCCTTCTTGCGCCTGCCGCTCTTCAGGTGTCCGAGGACGTAGCCGCCCACGTCCTTGGCGTCGTCGCGCCGGTCTTTGGTGAACTTTTGGTATTCGGCTACCGTCTCCGTGGTGCGGCGGGTAACCTTGAAGCGCTCGCACAACTCCTCAAATGTGGTCTTCTTGTTGACCCAGCGTTTGGAAAGGCGGCTGTCGCCGTAGGATATTTTCAGGTCTCGCATTTTGCTGCCTCCTCGTCGTTTTCATAAACGCCCCGCGCCCAGTTAAGGAAGTTTCCCCGGCAGGTTGTGTCGTACTTGTTGCACGTCTTGCCCTGCGCCGGGCAAGCGCCGCAGGAAAGCACGATGAACTGACCGTTTGCTATGAACTCAGGCGTAAGCGTCTGCTTCCAGATATCAAAATTGGTTGGAGCCTTTACCGGCTCGGTCTTCTTAACCGCCATACTCGCTCACCTCCTCACATTTGCCGTTGAAATACTTGATAGGCATACCGCGCCGCTTCGCCTTGGCGATTTCCTTTGCCATGCCGTCGCTGATATGCCCGCTGAAAACCCATAGCTCGTCGCATTTGCTCAGCAGGATAAGAGCGAAGCGGATGCCGAGGTCGCGCTGGCTCCTGTCGCCATCGTCCATGAACTGCGGATAGTGCAGGTGCGGCGCAAGGGGGATAAACCCCTTGCTGACCGCGAACCTGCAATAGCCCTGCGCCTTCATGATGTTGCGTTCCGTGTCGCCCGCGAACGGGGAAGCGATGTAGACGAGCGGGAGGTAGGGGTTCTCTGATTTCGCTACCGTCGTCAATGCCTCGTATGCCGTGGGGTCGGGGTAGCCCTCGCTATTCCGTTTGTCCATCGCCGTCCTCCTGTTCAATCAGCGAGCGCAGCCATTCGATATCTTCCTCAAGGCGGTCGTTGACGGATTCATACATGGCGTTCTCGGCTTCAAGCGCGGCGATTCTGGATTCCAGTTCCGCGCTCTCATTGGCATACAGGAATGGGAGCATGAACCAGCAGGTTAAGCCGATGACCATGCATATCCAAGGAACCGCAGACCAGACTGCTTTGCCGACCTTCTTCAGAACCGCTATCGCGGCTTGCTTCTTCTCATTCGTCATTGCCGTTTACCCCTTTCCCAAGGAACAGGTTGATGAAGTATTGCTGTCCCTTGCCCGTGACCTTGGTGGTCTTGCTGATGGTGACGTGTCCGTCCGAGTGCGTGATGGCAGTCTCCTTGACCCGGAACAGCCCCAGTTCCATTGCCCTCTGCGTTGGGGCGTTGTAGTCCGTGCCTTGTCGCTTGATGAGGTAGCCGTCCTGACGCAGTTTCTCGAACAGGCGGTTCTGACCAATTTCGATGCCGTTGCCCTTGAGGATTTTCGCTAGTTCGCCGATGAGGATGGTGCCGTCGGAGACCGACACGGCGTCGGCAAAGATGACCTTCGGCTTGTTCTCATGGGCTTCGAGTTGAAGCTGTTCCTTGGCGGCGCGGTCATCCTTTAGGGCGGTCAGCACCTTAATCCAGGCGTCGGGGTCGTTCATTATCTCTTCCAGCTTGGCGGGAGTGGCATACGCGCCGTGCCTGCGGATGGTCGGGAGGACTTCGTGGGTGACCCAGCGTTTGAACTTCTTGGCTTCGGGCTTGTCGGAGCGTAGGATGACATTGTAGAGACCGCTCTCATTCACGACTGATGTTTGCTGTTGCCTGCCAAGCGAGTCGGTGATGTAAGTCTGACTTACGTCATCCTCATCGAGCCTGTCAGCTACGATTCGGGAGTTGCTGAGACCGAGGACGTCGCAGACATCCTTTAGCACCCACCAAGTCTCATCGCCGCGCTGGACGGTTCGGATTTCGTTCCCCTCATAGGAGAACACTTGCAGTTCGTTGTTCATAATGAACCTCCTGAAAAGTGATATTTTCGAGAGGCTCTTGACCCCTCACCCTCTACAGACAGGAGGGTGAGGTTTGCGTACCGAGCGCTTAATCTTTTTTATAAAATGGGCATTCGTACCCATCGGCACGGAGCAGAAGCCCCTTCGCCCAAGGCGGTGTGCGGCTCATCTGTTCACAGAGGACTTTGGTGGACATACGAGGGTCGGCTTCGATTACGATTTCGTCGTGGACGTGCATCACAATGTCGCAGCAGCGTTGCGCCAGCATCGCGTGGCAGAGGATGTCGCGGCTGGTGGCCTGCACGATGTTTTCCACCAGTTTGGGTCCGTAGGTTTCGAGCCGTTCCCACTTCTTCGTACCGCCCACGCCCTCATAGGTCACGCAGGGAGAGCCGAACTGATTAGTGCCGATGCGCGGTTTGACATAGGTGAGCCGCCGCCCGCTTGGGAGCGTTATAAATAAAAGCCCGCTTTGGTATCCAAACCTGATACCGTGTGTCTCCGTGAGCGTCCTGTTCCTGACTGCCGTCATCGCGGCGCGGTCAACGTCCCACCAGAAGCGCACGATATTTGGGTTCGCCGAGCGCCACGCCGTGACCAGCGGCTGGAGTTCCTCTTCGGAAAGTCCCATTTCCAAGGCGCCCATCGCTTTGAGCGCGCCGACGGAGCCGCCGTATCCAAGGGCGAGTTAGGCGATTTTGCCTTTCTGACGGAGCGGCGAGCCTTTGGTGATTTCCTCAATCGGAACCCTGAACATCTGGCTTGCCGAGGCTTCATAAATCTTGCCGTGGGTGGCGAAGACCTCATTGCGCCAATGCTCCCCGGCAAGCCACGCGATGAC